AATTCTACCTTTAAGCATAGTTCAAAAGTTGGGTATGATGCGTTTGTTGAAAGATTTGCTAAAGGTACTTCGATCTTTACCTACAAGTATGATTCTGGTAAGGAACATAATAAAACATCATATTATCTTCAAGCAACTAAACCAATTAGGGTGTTTAATTTAAAGACACATGAAGGGGCTATGAATTTTAGAAAGGTGTTGGAGTCTTTGCCAGATAAAAGTTTACTATCGCTTTTTGAAGCAAAAATAAAAAATTTGGATGAGTTTTTGGCAGGTGATGATCCTACTTATGCATCTGTCGGTGATATTGATTTTGCATTAGTGGATGGTTTAGTCAAATATCAAGATGAACACAAAATGAATGGATGGAAACTTCAACTTGGTTCAAGTGGTGAAGATGAGTATTTATTTTTAAATCCTAGTCAATTTTTTGTAACAAGTAAGAAAATTCCAAGTAACGCTATTTAACGTGATATAAAGTGATATAGGTTTTAGTTGCAATGTCGTCTGCCTTTCTTAAGAAGCTTGAAATGTATCCTCTTTCAGATGCAGATATTCGTAAGGTTGTTGGGCCTGTACGAATTGTAAAGTATCCTGATTTAGAAAAGGAGACTCTTGAATCTTTATTTTCGAAAGAGCCTTATGTTGTCATCCTTTTTTTAACGGAAGATGATAACACAGGTCACTGGCAGTGTTTATTAAGTCGTCAAGGTGGTAAACAGTTGGAGGTCTTTGATTCGTTTGGAATAAAGGTTGATGGTAATAGGGCGTGGTTAAACCAAGATCAAAAGGAAGCTTTAGATCAAACACTTCCAAATGTACATAATTTAGTGAAGGGATTTCCTGGTGAGTTGGTGTATAATAATGTAAAGTTACAAGAAGATTCTAAAAATACATGTGGTCGTCATATTGCTAGTAGGATACTGCATGACCATTTATCAATTCAAGACTATATCGCATTAATCGAACGAAGTGGGATTAAACCTGACGAGTTTGTCACACTTTTGACTTACCGAATTCTGCATAAATGAAACGATCGTATGATAACAGTGTTTCTGGTCTTAGTTCATTTAGTACTGCTTCTGGCCAAATAAGTACAGGACAAATGGCTACGAAAGATGCAGTGTATATGAATACAAATATGGTCAATATTCAAAGGGAGGACCACACTTCTCTTCATGGCATTGAGACTCAATTTTCTCAAACCAGAACCCTCCCAATCGTAGGTAAAACATCTCGTGCTGAAATTGCTTTAAAGTCAGCAGATATTCAAACCAAATGCCTACCTATCTTTCAACCTCAAGTACAAGTTAATCCAGACCCACTTCGTTCTAACATTAATCGTCTTATTTATGAAGTTGGTCTATCTGCTACATGGAGAAATTCAATGTTAGATCTACCTAGTGATGGTACAACTATTTCAAGTTTAGCACTTACTGGTGTACTTCCTTATGCTTCTAACCCTCCTGGAGCTACAGCGACAGTTAATCCAGACACTAACTTTGCATACTTGGGTGAGTCTACATTTCAAAATACAAATGTTTCTATACCAATTATTGATGCGTATAATATTTCACAATCTTTATCATTATTACCAATGCCTGTTAAAGATACATATCTAGTGAATTTATTTGATTACTGGAGAGGTAAAATTAACCCATCAACGGTACCTGGTTTTCCGGATAGATCAGCTTTACAAAAAACTTGCTTAACGCCTGTTGTTGTTCCTTCTGTTAAAGCTAAAATTAAAGAAAGCTTTGTTTCAAACTATCTGCAATATGTAGACGTTTTGATTATGTTAGTAGATTCAACTGAAGGCTTTTCAGTGGGTGATCGTTTACGTTTGTTTGGATGTGCAGAGTCTTTAAATGAATGGGAGCCTTTAAATCAAACATATACTACAGTGTTAGCTGTCATTGACTACTTACCTTCAAATCCAACTTCATCGATAGTACAATCTGTACCTGCTCTTGTAGTAGATTATCAAGATTTATCAAATCGAATTCCTATTGGAGGTTACGTCTATACACCACCTCCGGGTCCAAGTCCATTTCCAGGTCCACCAATTTTGGGAACAATTAATTTTATTATCGCAGATAACTCACCATTTTCAATTGGAGAAACAATTATTATAGCTGGAGCAATTGACCCACAAGTAAATCAGTCGTATGTTATTAACAGTTTACCAGGCACAAGTAATATTACATGTCTTGTTGATTTTGGAGCTAACCCACCTACAGCTTCTAGTGCTTGTTATATAAATGGCGAACCCAATGAACTTTTAAATGGCTATGCAATAAATCAGACAGTAAAGAATGCTGGACATATAGAATTTTTAACAGATGAACTTGAATTTAAGCCTTTACAGTTTATTGGTACAAACTTTCCCTACAATGGCCTACTACAGTTATCATACAATACGGACACCACTGTACAGCCTCCAATTTTACTTGGTCAAGGTTTTTATAGAGGATTTACTGGTACTCCTGATTCTTTTCCTTTAGATGTAGTGGTTGAAATAACTTTAGTTGGGTTTTTAACACCTCCTCCGTACAATCAAGCTTTTTGGAATCAAGTATCAAGTACTTACAATGGATATTATAAAATTAACAGTCGAGCTGGTACAGAGATTGATTTTGTACCTATTTCAAAGGCTTTAACAGCTGGTCTTCAAGTAGACTTGACAAATTGTAAGTTTGAAGTTAAACTTGCTCCTAATTTTTACACATTTGATACTAGATCTGATGAAATTATTAATCCAGTAAGTACATTTAACAAAATGACATTTATGAGATCAATTGGATTTACACCAACAGAAAATCTTCAAATTCAACCAGCCACTTATCCTCCAACTGCATCAATTCCTTCTAAAACATGGACACGCGCGTTTACAGTAAGTTGGGATTTTTCAGCGTATAGAAACTTAACATGGAAAACTCAGGATACTACTTCCTCGTTACCTCGTCAACCTTTGTTAACTCAAGACTTTGGACAAGATAATGCATCGTCTACATATTATAATGTGTATGAAATTAACAAGTTTAATAATGATTGCGTTAACATTGGAACTGAACAAGTTATAAATGATACAACAGCAGAGGTTAACAATTACGAAGCACTCAGTCTTGATAGACAACTAGCTATAAATTTTAATGCTTATAAGCTTTTATTTCAATATGCAGCTTCTAATTATGTATATAATACAAATGTTGGACTAGTGACAAATGTAGGATCTTTTGGTTCTTCACAAGTAACTTTTACACTGTCTAATTCAACTGGTTTCTTACCTGGTCAAACTTTATTAGCATCAGGATTACCATCAATCATAATTCCAGGATCAAATCCACCGGTCTATGTTCCACTAAATGGAGTGTATACAGTAATATCTGTCAATAGTCTAACAATTGTTTGTAATGATCCTAATGATGTTCCACCTTTTTCAGTACAACCTTATACTGGAACATTAGTACGTCAATATCAATTAGGAGAGTTAGCTGTCACTGGAACATCTGCTACGTCTTTAGCATTTGTTGCAAAACGTACAAGTCCACCTTATGCTGCAATACCTACCACTCCTGAATCAACAAAATCATGGAATTTTTTAGGATATATTCCTTATCAATTAAATGAGCCCTCTGTACCTCTTTTCGGATTAAGTGTTGCTCAAAATAATGTAACTTATGGTACGGGTACTCTTACAACTATGACTGCCGTGGTTACTAGTTGGCAGGTTGCTCCACCACTTTTAAATCCAACCATAACACTATCATATTCATCAACAGCTCCTGAATTTTTTTTGAGACCAACCTTTAGTACTTTAATACCTTTACCAGTCTTTAAAACTATAGCCCCAGTGTTTCATTACAATACATTAACATACCTTCTATCAGTAAAATATGATGGGTATGGTTTTGGAACAATAAATGTATTTCAACCTGATTATACTCAATCTCTTATAGCACTTTATGATTACACGCGTCAATCATGGGGTAATTCAGGCTTTAATAATGCTGATGAATGGGTCACGTTTGAGTCAAATAGTTCATTTAAATTTCTTTATGACAACTTCCCGTCGTATTGCACAGCGTATGAGGACACTCTAGCGCAGTTACGCACTGGTACAGAGTTTCCTGCCATTGAATATTGGGTTTGGGATAGTACAACGACTCACGATCCACGAACAGATGGTCAGTTTTATGAAATCTCTCAAACCTCGGAATCTCTGTCTTCGTGTATGTCACCCGTTGAAAGTATTGTCGTGGTAAGCGAAAACATCCCTGTCTTGGAAGAACTTTCTTCACCTGTGCAGTATTTAATTGACTCAGACTCTTCATCATTCTTAAATAGCAGTGAGACTATATCACTAACAAACAAAATTATAGGTGAGGTTCCTTTCACACACTTTTCTCCTTATAATGTACGATCGGTTGTTCGGTATGATGCCAATGAGCTTCACTACTGTGCTCTTTTGGATACAAAATTGTTCAAACAATTAGAGTACTCTTTATATTATCGTCACAGGATTACTCAACAACTTGTTCCTTTAATTTTGAGCAACTACGGTAGCGTGAACATAAAATTTGTATTTAGACCTATATCATAATACAATGGCTGAAATTGAAAAGATCGCGGTCTATGATTCGCGTATTGTCCAAGACCCACCAAAATACGCAGTACAGAAGGGTGCTCTTTCCGTAAGCACCTCAACATTCCAGGCAAATGCTGCAAATGCACAGCAATTGTCATTCCAGATATTAGTTCCTTCATTAAATGTATTTACTGATAGAAAAATTGAGTTGAACGGATCTGCATATGTTTATTCCGAAGCTGTTCCTTCTCAATTAGTTACCGATCAAAGTGCCCAACCAACCGCTGTACCACCCATTGTTGGTGGACAGTACATTATGCAGGCTAGTGATCAGTTTTTGTATCAAGCACAAGACACTCCTATCGCTGGTATGTATTCTCCTTCTGGATTATATTCTAATACTAACTCTGTTGGCGGTTTGTCTATTTCTGGAGGAAACTCTGCGTGTCTTCTTCAAGATAATGCATGGCCTGGATTAATTTCTACAAGAGGTATTATTGTTGATGAAACAATAGCTGAAATCACTCCTACTACATTTCAAGCCACATACCCTCTTACATTGAGTGGTACACCAAACGATCCTGCATCTACATTTGGTTACGTAGCTCAACCAAATCCATTTGCTAAGTTTGCAAATGTTGGAAACGGTTTAGTGACTGGAACTTTCCAAGTAGATTGTGACATTCGTGGAAATGTTACACCATTAGCTCAGTATACTGGATTTGTATTATTGGAATTGCAGCTTCGTGATCCAGTTTCTCTTACTGTTTACGGAACAACTACTTTTAACGTAGTTATGAACGGTCTAAACTATTCAGCTCAACAACAGCCTTATGCTGTTGCTATTGGTAGTGCACCAATTACATTAACCAATTCCACTATTTCTACTGTACCAAATATTCAATGGTTTGTTACAGCTGTAAATAGTGGAATAACACCAGCTAACTGTGTTTGGTCAGTTGTTGGTGGTCTTATAGCTATTAATGGTTTTGAATTAAATCAGGTTATTGCCCCAACACTTTTGAATACCTACCAATCCATTGGAGCTTCAACTGATCTTTCATTGGGTATGTTCCCACTACAAACATTGGCAACTTCAATGACTGTTACAATCAACGATTGCTCTGTGAGTGTTTCAGGTGACGTTCTTCGTGAACAACTTCTTTTATCCCAGACTCGTGACTCTTTAATGCAAAGAACATGTGCAAGTAAGTTTGATATGTATGCATGGACAGTTGATGACGCACGTGCTGAAAACGGTGTTACAAATACATTTGGAGGTTCTCGTGATAGTGATATTTCCAACGGTTCTTACCCTATTGTTTGGGTCAATCCTAATACAGGAATCCCTTTGAACCAATTTGATGCTTATTCATACCAACTTTCAAACGGTACAACTGTCACTGTTCCAGTTATTAATTGGAGACCTGCATTTATTCCATGGAATTCAAATTTAATTGGACAGTCAATCCCAAGCTCAACTCTCCCAGGTGGATCATGGCTCATTGGACCTACTCTTGCTACTGTTGTAACACCAGTTATGTACCGTTTCCAGTCTACTGAACCTCTTTGTATCAGTCCTTTCTTGTGGCAGGATTCAAAGCAGATGACAGAAGTTGGTTTGTATGGAATCACAAACATGACTGTTAATATGACCTTGGGATCTCCAGGACCAGTTCAAGGATATGAAACATCTTTGGTAGGTGTTTCTACAAACCCTTTTGGACGTATTTATTACGATAAGATTAATAACGCATATGGCTCATATCAATATATGACACGTCAATCTGGTATTAATGCATTATTTGGAAACACTCGTCTTCAACCACCTATTTCAAATGCTGGTAACCAGCTTGGACCATGGGTTACTGCTCCAAGACTATTGTGTACATTTTTAACCCCACCCCCTGAAATTACACTTCCATTGGTTTCTAGTGTTCCTTATGTTGAATTTCCTCGTTACAATAGTACTGCTTCAGCTGCCTTGACTACAGCAGGCACTGTTCAAGTAAGTTCAAATACTGTTACATTGTCATCTATCCCAGATCTTTTGGTTGTTTGGGTCAGACCTGCATTTAGAGGTCAAACTCAAGGAGACACATACATCCCTATTTCAAATATTGGCGTTACGTTTGACAATTATGCAAATTTGTGCTCCAACTATTCTCAAGAAGATTTGTATGCTTGCTCTGTTGCAGGAGGTCTTGATATGGATTATAACCAATTTAGAGGATTTGCTCGTGGTAGAAATTCAACAGCTACACCTATAAGCAGTGGTGTTGAAGGTGCTAAATTTGATACATTTAGATCAACAGCTCCATATGTACAACTTACTGGATCACCAATTGTGCTACGAATGGGACAAGACGTCCCACTTTCATCTGGTTTAGCTCCAGGAACACTTGGAAACTATAGCGTACAAGTTCAACTAACATTAGATAATACTAACGGATTTTTTAACTATCTACCAACAGTCGCAGCAGGTGGAAGTAACGTAATTATTACAATTATGGGTGTTAACTCAGGTTTCTTTGAATCCGTTCGTGGAAGCAGCGCACTCCGTAAGACAATTCTTAATACAAATGATGTTGAAGCCGCATCTACAAGCTCATCTGTTACATCCTCACAACTTGTTCGTTTGGTTGGTGGTGCTTCTGGTATGCACACAAGTTCAAGACTTACTACATCTCTTGGAATGCCTCAATTTAAGCCTGCAATGGGTGATGAATCACGAGTTCGCAAAATGGCACGTCACAGTGGAAGCATGATTTCATAAATATTTTAAACAATACGTCTATATTCATCTTGTGTTCTAAGTGAATGGCCCATTGATTCAGCCTGTAAGCGCCTTGTCTCTATTGACTGAAAGGTTTGATTTTTTGCATTAACGTAAGCGTGTCTTGCAATATTAGTAGTTACAGGTTTATCAAAAATTTGTTGAAATTCACGATTTTTCCATACTAAAAATGAGTCTTTAGACCATGGTTTTCCGCTTTCCATTTCAAATAAATATCCACGTGGATTGTTTTTTAAGGAAATATCTAATGCATCCTTTAATTCTTGTGGCAAATCGCGTTTTAAAATAGGCCACTTTTTAGATGTCTTATGGCTACGAATTAAAAGGGTTGCTGGCTCCTTTGGACCATTCCAAATTAAGACGTTTTGTTTAGACTTTGTGTTCAGGTCATCAGCTTGGATAATCATAACTTTACTTAAATCACCACCACGCATCGGAGCAACAAGTGTATGAAATGCTACTAAAAGATGTGCATAGCTACCTGGTTTAGATACTCTTAGTTTTTTTTCAGTGTCTAACCATTCATTAAATGGAACCCAAGCTTCTTTTTCCTTTTCTGAAAGTGTATTTTTTTCTACAACCTTTTGGGTTTGGTTGTTTAATGTTCGTACGTTTTGTACCCAGTATTTTTGTTTATCTAATAATTCAGGAGTGGCAATTTCAGACTCCTCAGCTCGCTTTATAAGAGATGCTAAAGCAACTAAGTTAGATTTTGCAGAATTCAATGATATTTTTTTTGTCTTCACCAAGTTTTCATAAATTGCCATCACTTGTTTAGGATGCATTAATATATAAAACAAAGTATCTGCTTGTGATTTTGGAGTAGAAGTTTTGAAAACCTTTGATTTCATAACTCTCTTTACTTGCTTTAATTGTTTTAGATAGCTTCGTTTTGACTCTTTGGTTAGTTGATTTGCCGACATAACAGCATTTGTAAACACATGATCAGAAATCATAATGTCTGTATTTTCTATTGTTAAAGAAAGCAAAGATGTGGAAAATAATGGTATACCAATAGCAGTTTTACATGGTAAAGGTCGTTTAGATGGTGATCTTGTCTATTTAGATGATACCCAAGAGGATGAATCACCTTTAGAGGTCCCTGATGGATATAAAATTGCAATTGAACCAACACACCACGAAGGCGGTAGAGATGTTATTATGGTAGGTGGTAAGTCTGGTAGTGGTAAAAGTCACATTGCTCGTAACTTTGCTATCCGTTACAATGCTCTTCATCCTGATAATCCTATTTTCTTTATTTCGTATTTAGATGAAGACCCCACAATTGATAAAGTTTCAAAGGTTATAAAACGTATAAAACCAGAATCATTGTTAGAAAGCGACCCTACAGTCCATGATTTTGCAAACAGTTTAACAATTATTGATGACGTTGAAGGCTATGAAAGAAGTAATAAAGAAATTCATAACAAAATTCAGTCTGTTGTAGATATGATTGCAACTATGGGAAGGCATAATTCATCATCTATTGTAGTGTGTAGTCACTTGCTAACAGACTATAAAAGGACGCGTTTGTTTTTAGGTGAAGCTAATCATTTTGTAGTCTTTGCTCATGGTGCAAGTCAAAATCAACTTTACAATTTACTTTGTAGATATTCAGGTCTTGATAAAGCAGATGTAGATACAATTCGAACATTAAGATCTCGTTGGGTTTGTGTTAGGACAATTTTTCCTTTGACAGTCATTCATGAAAACGGGGTCTATATTTTAAGACCAAAAGCAAACCCTATGAAAAAACGTAAGATGACATTAGCTTCTCCGTAAACGCATAAGAATAGTTGCAAGTTGTGATTCTATAGCATACAAATACTCTATTCGATTTTGTTCTAGATATTCAGCAAATGTCATACTTCTGTTAGCCCCCTCTTTATAATATCTTTTCTGCATTTCTGCTTTAGCTCGTTCTGTAGCAGTTTTTCTATAATTTGCTAATTGTTTATCTTCTTCTGTTTGATCATCTTCACCTGTTAAATCTATCACTTCATCTTGACGTTGTTCAGCTTTTTGATTTGTTGTTGCTTCATCTTGTTCGCGGATTGATGTTCGTTTTAAACGCTGTTTAGGTGGTTCTTTTTCTTTATCTGCTTTTTCACGAGCTCTAATGCGAGTTCTTTGGGCTTGAGCAGCTTCTATAATATCACCTAT